CATGTTCTTGGCCGACACGGTTCGCGAAATCGCGATGGCTCAGTTCAACCGCGACGACTATGCCAACCAACCGAACAAAACTACTCAGTCTTCTACAGCGACCAATTTCTACTTTGAGAAGCTGGTCAACCCTCAGGCGACTATTTGGCCTGTGCCTAGTGACGACACACGTCATCTTATTCTGTACCGCTATCGCCAGATTCAAGACGTAGGCGCTCTGACCAATGAGCTTGAGCTGCCGTCGCGTTGGGCAGAGTCGATCACTTGGCATTGGGCGCTGCGACTGGCGTTTGAAATTCCCGAAGTAACTCCTGACCGTCGCAAGGAAGTTCAAGCGATGGCGGCTTCCATGGTCATTGAGGTCGAGGCTGGTGAGACGGATTCTGCGCCCACCTTCTTTGCTCCTCGCATCGGCGTATATACACGATAATGTCACTGTACATTCCAGTCTCCGCCAAAGGCGTCGTCGCTGTAGCGATTTGTGATCGCTGCAAGTCGAAGGTGCGTTACGACGAGCTACGGCCTGACGGTAACTCGCCGGGTCTGATGGTGTGTGAACCATGCTGGGACGGAAAAGACCCTTGGAAACTCCCTGCTCGCAAGACCGAAGTTATCACGTTGCGCCGACCGCGCCCTGACGAAGACCTCGTAAATCCGGACCTCTGACATGAAAATCAAAACCATAACCTACTTCCCGGCGACCACTTCTATCGAGGCTTCGTGGGATAATGCTGAAGGCAAGCGTGTCAAGTACCGTTCGTACATGGGCAACCAGATGGACGAGCTTCGCGCTGACCTGAGTCCGGCCGACCTGAATCAGTACTCCAGTCTGATCCTGCTCTGTGAGTCACAGTACGTACCACCCCCGCCCCCGACCGCTGAAGAGATTGCTCGTCGCGAGAAAGAGACACAAGATGCTCTGGACCGTGAAGAAGTCAAGCAGATGCCCTTCCTACAGTTCCTGGTGAACAAGACACCGGCTCAGATTGCCAACAAGGTGACTGCTGACATTGCAGCCGACGGTATGGACGCGGTAGTCGTTCGACTGACCAAGGTAGTCGCTATTCTGGCTAAGGAAGCGTTCAAATGAGCGCCGAAGCCCTCACCTACGATTCACTGATCACCGACCTCCAGACATACTTGGAGCGTAGTGATACGTCACTGGTTTCCCAGCTTCCACGGTTCGTCATGCTTGCGGAAAACCGCCTTGCCGCCAAGTGTCGTGGGCTGGGTTTTCTCAAGCTGGTCAACGGTACAATGACCATAGGCAATCCTGTGTTGGTAAAACCGGCTCGGTGGCGTGAGACTGCCAGCTTCTGGTATTCACTGCTCGGCAAGCCGAAGTACCTGAATCTTCGTAGTTACGAAATGTGTCGCGTGTTCGGTGGTGACGCTGGTAGTGCGCCTCCGGAATACTATGCTGACTACGGATACGAACACTTCTTTTTGGCAGGCACCCCTGACCAAGCATATCAGTTCGAGCTCAGCTATTTTGAGCGACCGGAGCCACTGTCCGCTACGAACCAGACCAACTGGACGACGCAGTACGCCCCGCAACTGATCCTTTTCGCCTCATTGTTTGAAGCGGCTGTCTGGCTGAAATTGCCTGACAAGGCGGCAGAATACAAGGGCTACTTTGAAGAGGCTATGGCCGCTGTCGCTCAGGAAGCGCAACTGCGTATGGCTGACAACGCCCTGAACAGGAAGGCTCAATAATGACACAATTCAACAATGTTTTCGGTGACGCAACTGTCCCCAGCGCCACGGCCAAGTTCTCTGCGTATTCCCTGACCGCCAACCAGACGTTTGACTGGTTGTATAATTCTGCTGATGTGGTCTATGGTGTCACCGACATCATGGAGTTCAGCACAACTGCTGGCCTGAGCATCACCTTCCCGCCTGCCAATCAGGTGTCTGTTGGTGAGTCTGCATTGGTTCGCAACGTCGGTTCGAATACGCTGACGGTGCTTGACGCCGCTGGTGGGACGTTGGGCACGGTGGCCGCAGGCGTCGCGAAACTGTTCTACGTCAAGGACAACACAACGGTCGCAGGGACGTGGGCAGTCATCACATTTGGTACGGGCACGTCGGCGGCTGACGCCACTACGCTGCAAGGCCTCGGTCTGCTGGCGATCGGTGCCACACTGAACGATAACCATCCGGTGGTCACGACGTCTGCTGCCTACACGATCACCGCCGCGAACCGCGCCAACACTCTGGTCTTCACTGGCGGCTCGGTCAACTGCACACTTCCGACACTGGCGGTGGCCGGTAACGGCTTCAACACATTGGTCAAGAACAACGGTTCTGGTACCATCACCTTCGTCCCGCAGGGCGCCGAGCTTATTGATCAACTGACACTGGCTCCTGGTGAATCTGTGTTGGTCATTGCCGGTGCCGCAAGCTGGGTAACGGTGGGCTACGGTCGCAACACCACATTCGCTTTCACTCGGTTGAACAAGGATGTGACCGCGCCCGGCGACGCCTCCATCAGCTCGGTTGAAGCTCAGAACAAGATCATCAATATCTCCGGCACCCCTGCTGCGGATATGAATGTCATCTTCCCCTCGGTGGCTGGTGTCTATTACGTCTCCTCGTCCCTGACGGTTCGCACCGCGACACTGAAGACCGCCACCGGTACGGGCGTGGCTCTGGCTCCGGGCGACACGACGATTGTCATCTGCGATGGCGTCAACTTCAGCATTGCACTGAGCGCCACATACGCCAACAATATCAGTCTACCAAGCGGTACGGCTGCTGCCCCTTCATTGCACTTTGCAGCTAGCGCCGGTACGGGCCTTTATCTTCCTGGTGGCGGTCTTCTGGGTTTCTCGGCCAACGGTGCTGAGGAGATGCGTCTCAGTGGTTCCACGCTCACTATCGCCGGGACAATGGAGCTTGGTCGTGACCCGGTCACTGGATCGTGGGCAACTTCTGATCTGACCTGTAGCGGCCGAGTTCTGGCTTCGTACCTCGGTGGCGCTGGCGTCTCACTTGAACCCGGCTCGACCGTCAACTCTGTAGTCTACGACCCGACGAAGGAATGGTTGTTCAGCGGTAAGAACTTCACGATGGGTAGCACCGGGAGCGCTTTCTACGTTGATGGCCCAGCACTGTCCAACATCAGCCTGGACATGGATAGTAACGGTTGGACGTTTGACGGTAATGTCCTACTTGGTGGTATCAGCGGTAAGAACAGTCTCGGCTTCACGGCTGGTGCTGGCGGTACCGTCAATCAGGCGACAAGCCGAGCGACCGCCGTTACTCTGAACAAGCCTTCCGGTATGATCAAGTTGTTCAGTGCTGCTGGCTCTACTACCGACGCCAGCTTCTTGGTGAACAATAATACTGTTGGTGTGAACGACGTCATTGTTCTGTCTATCCGAGGTTCTGCAACCAACCTGTACAACTTCTATGTCTCCACGGTGCAGGCGGGCGGTTTCTACATTGCCTTCCGCACTACTGGCGGTACGGCGGTTGACTCCCCGGAAATCAACTTTGTCGTCATCAAGGGTAGCACAACCTGATGAAAGACGAGCGTCTATCTGACGAGCAGGTGTCCCAGCTTGTAGGGCTGGGACAGTGCTTTCTGCATCAGCACCCCGACGAGACCCCGTTGGACACAGGTATCATCGCTCAGGGTGTGAAGAGCGAAGACTACACGTTAGTCAGCTCGGACGTCGGTAAGCATCTTCTTCACCCGTCTTCTGACACGACAGCTCGCACTTTCACGCTACCAGCCCATGCTTCCGTCCCGTTTGAGATCGGTACCACCATCACTTTTGTGAACCAGAACGGCGCAGGTGTCCTGTCCATCGCGATAAACACTGACACGATGCGTCTGGCTGGAGCAGGGACTACTGGTACGAGAACACTCGCCGCGAATGGTATTGCCACCGCGATGAAGATTGACCAAACAGAGTGGATCATCTCTGGCGTCGGGTTGACGTAATGTCCTCGCAACAACTGTTGATCAGCTACGGGGGTTCTGGCGGCTTGCCTGTTGGTGACAATTGGTGGGTCGCTAATCACACCTTCGGTAACGCACCTACTCAGCGTCAAATGTACACAGGGGAGCAGGGTGTCACCGGTAAGGCGTTAGTGCTCGGTGGGATGGGCACCGGATACACCCTATCTCTTCGCAACGACGAAGGCGTGACCTACGGAACTCCTCGGTGCTTCACGACTAGCGGTTGGACGTATGCCTACGGTGAATTCGCACTGATGACCAGCGACAACTACCTGTTGGTCGGTGTAAAAGCTAAAGATGCTACGAAGACCAGAACCGTGATCAACAAGCACAATCCAGACGGGACATTGCTCTGGACACGTTACCTTGACGTAGCAGAAACGACACAACAGCGACCCCCATGTTTCGCCGTTGATTCTACCGGCGCGGTGTATTCATTTATACAGCCGTCGTTCAACACTATGGTTCAACAGGGCGCGGTCATGAAAATGAACGCCTCCGGGCTGCATCTATGGACCCGCTACACAGAAGCTAATCTCATATCGTACAACAACCGTTCTATCAAGATCAATAACGCAGGTCAGATTTATACCTGTTTCCCTTCCACGGTGGGCGCTCCGGCGCATCCGGGTTTCACGGTTAGCAAGCGTAACTCGGATGGTTCTTTGGT